AGCAATAGTTGGATTGCCAGAAAAAACAGCCAAATCAAAATAGTTCTGATTAACTGAATCTCCTGCACTAATTCTATCTGCAATAAAATCTCCATCTAAACCAACATAAGAAAACCCTGTTGGACCTTCTAATTCTATTCCATTCTTGAAAATTATTTTGTTGGCAGTGAAAGAATTATCCCCTATTGTCCAATCCCCTGTCGCTGTTGAACTTCCATCGGATTTCCAATAGGGAGTTAAATCAATATCAGAACCTTTATCATCATTTGTAATAACTAATTTATTTTCATCTCCCCCTGATCCCTCAGCAACACTAATTCCAGTACCAGCAATTATTTTATCAGCAACATAACCCGCTGTTGAATCTTCACTATCATACTTTACTTTTTCGTCTGTGCCACTTTCATCATCAACATATATATGATTTCCTTCCGAATTAACTTTTAATATCTTTCCTTCTGCTTTGTCTGTGTTATCTACATCACTTAATTTTTCTAGTTCGTTTATTCCGCTATCTTTTTTTAGAAAGATATTACTCATGTTATAACATACTTAATATTTATTTTTAATTGGGCTTTTAGTGGTTTCATTGTTGTAAGTTTTGGACTAAATTCCAATTCTACTTTTTCTATTTGTTTTGGTCTGATTTCTACAACATTCTTAATAATTGAAACATTTTCTCCTTCCAATTCAATCTCTACATCTAAAGTATAACTTATTTTGTTTTCAATATATAATGTTTGAATTGTTTTTTGTCCAGCTGGAATTTTCTCTAGTGTTAAGTTTTCTACTTCTTGCTTTTTCTCTTTGTCTATATAGATCTTTATTTCTTCCATTTAACATGTTTCCAATTTTTTAAGTAATTCTTCTTTTCTCTTTTTTAGTTCGGCTTCTTTTTCTTTTAGCTTTAAATCAATATCTTTTTCTACTATCTTATCATATTCTATTTCTTTAAGTTCTAATTCTCTAGCTTTTTTTTCTTGCTCTTTTTTGGCTCTTACTTCCTTAGGCATATAAATTAAACTCGATCTACAATTCACGTGAGCAGGTGGGCATAAAAATTCATCCCCTGTTTTTGGATCTTTAAACTTCTCATTTATTCCAATAACTTTTCCATTTAGATCCTTACAAATTTGGCTTGTTCGATTATCCATACTTGCTACCCATTCTTTATCATAATCATCTGCTACGTTTTTCATTACTTGAAGTGTTCCATAGTTTTCGGCTCGATTTGTTTCTGTTCTTGCAATCATCTCTGCACGATTCTTAGAAATCTTCATGACATCTTTTACTCGATTAGTTAACTTTTGAATTCCTTCGCCGTTCATTATGCCTCTTTCTAGTTCGGCTCTTAAGTCGTTAGCCATTTCTTCTTCTAGATTTTGTATATTTTCAAATGTATAATCTTGGATAAAATTGATTGCTTCTTGGTCTGGGATAAAGTTTCTATTTATTTGTCTTTCTTGTTTTTCCCATCCTTTTGTAAATGTATATTTGATTACTTGATTTGTTAATGTTTTAAGCGATGCTAAAGAGATAATATCTTTTACTTTCTTTGTAAAGTCCAATCCTTTTATTTCATTCAATTTAGATCCATACTCTCTTTCAATTAACTCTTTTATCTCGTTTTCGTATCTATCAATCAAATAAATCATTCCCATTTCTAACTTTGATTCATCTGGTGTTTCAAATTCTCCAAGTACTAATGGATTACTTTCGCTTACCATTGCTTTTTCTTCTGCTTTTTCTGCTTTTTGATCTACTCTTTCTTCTTGATTTTCCTCTAAAGTTTCTCCATCTCCTTGATTAAATGGACTATTTTCTCCAGTATTTCCAAATCCAAAATTAAAAGAATTTTCACTTGTTTGCCATTCTCTAGGTGCTTGATCTCCCCATTCTACTTCATCGTAACCTTCTCTCCTTCTGATCTCGTTTATTGTCATGATTCCTGACTTAACTTGTAAATCATATAATTCATACTTCTTTTTTTCTTCCTCTGTATCAAAAATAACAAACTTAAACTTAATATCTTCATACTCAAATTCACTGATTATTTCTGAATTAAACTTATATTCCAGTAATCTCAATAATGGATAAATTGCTTTACGTCTGAATACTTTAGATTGGACTATCTCTGTTGCATTTGATGTATCCTCTGTGAATCCTAACTCACTTGGAGTAACTCCAAAACACATCCAAACTATATGACTGAACCATTTTTGCTGGGTAATTAATTCTAATTCTGCATTACTAAATTGAATCCTTTCAAACTTTGGCAATTTTCCACCTATGATTGGTATATGATGGAATATTTTCTTCCAGTTTCCTGCACTATCTTTTGTTCTTTGCTTTTCTTTCCAATGTTTTGAAAATTCATCTATTTCATCTTTGTTTGCTCCTTCTAGTCCGATTATCCCTTTAGGGATAGAATTATTATTAAAATAGTCCAAATTATTTTCAATAGAATAAATTAATGTTTGAATTACTTCATTTAAAACTTCAACAGGCCCACGTCCATATAAACTATCTGTTCTTGGGTTTTTCTCGAACCATACAATTTCTCTTTTTCCAAAAGGAATTGGTCTTGCTCCTGTAACCCATCCATACTGAAAATAAGCAGCTTTTTCTCTTGCGTCTTGGGGACTTATCCAATTTGGTTCTACTCTTGCATGTAAGCCCATCTCTTTTTGCTGTTCTTCGTTCATAATATAAATACCTTCAATAAAATCTTCTCTTTCTGTTAACATTCCATGTAAATCTGGATTCTTTGTAAATGTTCCTCCATCTCTCGCCACAAATTCAACCATTTGACCTGCTCTATTAAATGCCTTTTCTAAGACTCCACTATCCAACTCTAAAATATCTCTCAATAATTTCTTTAAAATTATCTCAAAATTTTCTTTATTTGTGTTTGGATTATAAAATAGGTTTCTTACATGATCTAATCTTTTTTCATCTTGTTCGGTTATTTCATCTTCTTCGTCTATCTTTGTAATTTCCCAATCAATTGCACAAATTTCATCAATGATTGTTGTTATACACATCTCAACAAAAGGTGTTGCTGCAAGTCTCCTAATATTTGGAATATCTGTATATCTAGGATAACCAAAAGGCGGCTTATATAAGAATCCGGGAATAAATGATTTGTATCTGCCGTCTCGTGTTTGTTCGCCTACGGCACCTACATCTGGTACAGATTTCTGTTCTTTAAAGATATTTTTTAGTCCAAGCCATTTTGATCCCATCGAGATAATATTATATAGTTTCTTTATTTTTAAAGTTTGTTGATATATTTTAAACTAAGTAAATGAAAAAGCTAAAGGTTTTCTTAACTCAAAATACATTCTCATCATAGCAGAATCTCCTATGTCTGGGCTTCTACCTAGATTTTCTTTTATTTTGTCTTTTGGAATTATACTTAATGGTGAATCTTTATCTACATTATCCTGTTTGATTTGTTCCAAGTCCTCAATAAATTTTGTTTTAATGTCTTTTTCTATTTCCCTATAACATCCAATTAACCCAGAATTTACATATTGCGCTAATAAAAACCAACATTGAGCCTTTAGATTCCGATAATTTCTAGTAACTTTATCTATTTCATCTTCTTTTAATGGTTTAATTGGGCTTGAATTATTCACAAAACCTTTAATTCCCGGAGTATCTTTCACTAAACCAAAACCTACCCCATCATTATCTGCGATACAATTGCTTCTAGATACTCTGTGTTTCAATAAAAATTTATCTAATTCTTGTGTTGAAATGTCGTCTTGTTCTTCTATATGCTCAATAAATAACCCATCCCACACCATTAAAATTGTTTTATCTTTTCCTCTGCCTGCTACATCCACTGTACAATATCTGTTTCCTCGCTTTGCATTGTTTGTAAATATGTCTAATATCTTATCATAATCAAATAACTTGCTTGGATCATCTTCATACTCCCAATTTCCAAAGAGTAATCTTTCTTTGTTGATTGGATCTAGTTTCTTTAAATTTTCAATATAATGTTCAGATATAAAAGGATTATCATTTACTAGTCCCGGAATATATGCTTTCCATGGTTCTAAATCGTTGTTTTGCCACTTCTTATAAAATTCTCTATAAACAAATGTCTTACATGGGTTACTTCCCATTAATATTTTAGGAATCAATCCAAATTCATCTAATCTGAATCTAATCCTTGATTTCATGATATTATATGCTTGTTCGGTTATTTCTCCCATTTCATCTATAAATCCTGCAGTATATTCTGTGCTACCTAACCCTACAAATTCTGGATCGCTTGGGTATAAAAATAAATCCTTTAGATACAATTCACTTCCATTCTTGAAAGAAATTAACCCTGAAATAGAATTATACCTATAATCTCTGTCCATCCTTAGATCCAACATCCTACAAACTTCAAAAAAAGTCAAAAGTGTTGATTCTTTTAGGTTTTTTAGTCTTGATCTGGCCATAAATAGCCTACAACCTATGCTCTCTATCAAATAAATACCTAAAATATTCTTCTTCTTTTTTGCTAAGTATGATATTCTTTTCATTTGTCATTCCTTATTTCCTCATCGGATTTGGTTATTAGATTAATTGTGATTCCCTCTGGTGCTGAACTATGTTCTATTTCTTGTCTTTCTCCATATCCTCTTGATCTTCCTCTCTTATGTTTAACTAATGCTAATTCAATTGCTCTCATGTCTCCCTCTTTTATTTTTTGTTCTATTTTGATTTCTGCTAAATCTTGGGTTTTCTCTGCTTCTATTTCTATATCTTTCAA